CACCTGAGACCCCCCTGGCGTCACGCAACGTGATGCCGCTTGTGCTGCGCAACGCAGCGTCGGAGGAGTGATCGTTATGCCCCGTGGTGGAGCGCGAACGGTGTCCGGGCCGCCGCCGGACCCGAACTCGCTGAGGCAGATGCGGGCGGCCGAGGCCGGCGGGTGGAAGACGCTGCCGGCGGACGGCTACGCGGGCCCGGTCCCGGAGTGGCCGCTGACGGAGGCGACGCCGCGGGAGGAAGACATCTGGGCGGACCTGTGGGCGAAGCCGCAGGCAGTGATGTGGGCGGAGCTGGGCCAGGCGCTCGAGGTGGCGCTGTTCTGCCGGACGTTGGCGGAGGCAGAGCGGCCGGACGCCCGCGCGGACATCAAGAAGATGGTGCGCGGCTACCTCGACAGCCTCGGGCTGAGCGTGGCGGGGATGCTGCGGAATCGGTGGAAGATCGCCCCGGCCGTGGAGACCGAGGCGGACCTGGTGCCGCTGGAGTCGGCTCCGTCGCGGCGGCGCCCGTCGGCCCGTGACCGTATGAAGGTCGTGCCCAGTGGCGAAGGGTCCTGACGCCGGGACCGAGTTCGTCGTCGACTTCCCCACGCTCTGGATCGTGCCGGACTGGATCGAGGCCCACTGCCCGATCCCGGACGGCTTCCGGCAGGGCGAGGACCTGGAGCTGTACCCGTGGCAGCTGTGGTGCACGGTCAACCACTACCGCGTGAAGCCCACGGCCCGCGTCGGCCAGCTGGCGCCGGCGTTCCACTACCGCCGTAGCCAGATCGTCGCGCCGCAGAAGACCGGCAAGGGCCCGTGGTCGGCGACCATCACGCTGGCGGAGGCTGCCGGGCCGGTGGTGTTCGCCGGGTGGGCGCGTGGCGGCGAGGTGTACCGGTGCTCGGACCACGGCTGCGGGTGCGGCTGGTGGTACCAGTACGAGGCGGGCGAGCCGATGGGCACGCCGTGGCCGACGCCGCTGATCCAGCTGGTGGCCACGGCCGAGGACCAGGTCGACAACGTGTACCGGCCGCTGCGGAACATGGTGAAGCTCGGGCCGCTGTCGGAGTTCATGCGGGTCGGTGAGGAGTTCACCCGGGTCGGCGACCAGGGCCGCATCGACACGGTGACGTCGTCAGCGATGTCCCGGCTGGGCAACCCGATCACGTTCGCCAACCAGGACGAGACCGGTCTGTGGACCACGGCGAACAAGCTGCGCCGGGTCGCTGAGACCCAGCGTCGCGGTCTGGCCGGTATGGGCGGCCGGTCGATGGAGACGACGAACGGGTGGGATCCGTCGGAGAACTCGGTGGCGCAGACGACGTCCGAGTCGAAGGCCCGGGACATCTTCCGGTACCACCCGCAGGCGCCGAAGACGCTGTCCTACGGCAACAAGCGGGACCGCCGGAAGATCCATGCGGTGGTGTACGCCGGGTCGTCGCACGTGGACCTGGACGCCATCGAGGCCGAGGCCGCTGAGCTGATGGAGCTCGACCCGGCGCAGGCAGAACGGTTCTTCGGCAACCGGTGCGTGTCCGGGTCAGCGGCCTGGCTCGACCCGGCGAAGTGGGCGGCCAAGGCCGATCCGCGGCGCGTGCGTCCGATGACGCGGATCGTCCTCGGGTTCGACGGCAGCGACGTCGACGACTGGACGGCGATCCGGGCCGAGACGATGGACGGCTACCAGTTCACCCCGGTCTACGGGGAGAACGACGAGCCGACCATCTGGAACCCGGCCGACTACGGCGGCCAGGTCCCACGCGCGGAGGTGCGCGCGGCCATGTCGCAGCTGATGGCGCGCTACGACGTCGTCCGGCTGTACGCCGACCCCCCGTACTGGGAGACCGAGATCGACGAGTGGGTCGACCTGTACGGCGAGGAGCGCGTGATCCGCTGGCACACCCGCCGCATCGTGGCGATGCACGCGGCGTGCGAGCGGCTGAAGACGGACGTGACCAAGCGCAACAGCGAAGGCGCGGCGTTCTCGCACGACGGCTGCCCGATCACGGCGGACCACATCGCCAACACGCGCGCGGCCGCGCGCCCGATGGACCGCTACGTCCTGCGCAAGGCGAGCCCGAGCCAAAAGATCGACGCCACCATTCCGAGCGTCCTCGCGCATGAGGCGCTGGGCGACGTCATCGCCGCCGGCCTCGCCGAGCGGCAGCAGTCCTTCTACTACGGCAGCTGAGAGGGGGCCCGATGGCGACGTATGAGCAGGCCCTCCAGCTGGTGCAGCTGCTTGAGGCAGAGCTGATGCAGCGTGAGCGGGACATCCGGATCCACAATGCGTTCTACCGTGGGGACCACCCGCTGAAGTTCGCGTCGGACGAGTTCGCCAAGTTCCACGGGGACCGCTACCGCGACTTCTCCGACAACTGGACGCAGGTCGTGGCCGACTCCCCCGTGGAGCGGATGACCGTGACCGGCTTCCAGGCCTCCGGCGAGACGGACGCCGACGAAGAGCTGTGGAAGGTGTGGCAGGTCAACGGCCTGGACGCCGACAGCCAGCTGGGGTTCCTCGGCTCGGTCGTCAACGCCCGCAGTTTCGCGCTGGTGTGGGGCGACCCGGACGACCCGGACATGCCCGTCGTCACGTTCGAGGACCCCTCGCAGTGCGTCATCGCCTACGATCCCGGCTCACGCCGCCGGCGCAGGGCTGCTCTGAAGCGGTGGCAGGACGGCAGTGAGGACTTCGCCACCCTGTACCTCGCCGATGAGGTGTGGAAGTTCTCCCGTCCGCACCTGACCACGGACGGCGACAAGTCCCCGCAGATGCTGGACGTCGACGAGGCGCTGAAGCGGTGGAAGCCGCGGGAGATGGGCGCCGAGCCGAACCCGCAGCCGAACCCCATGGGCGTGGTGCCGATGGTGGAGCTGCCGAACAAGCCCGCGCTGGCGGCCGACCCGATCAGTGACGTCGGTGGCGTCATCGCCATGCAGAACGCCATCAACCTGCTGTGGGCGCAGCTGTTCACCGCGTCCGACTACGCCAGCTTTCCGCAGCGGGTCATCATGGGCGCCGAGCGGCCGGTCATCCCGAAGCTGAACAGCGCGGGCGAGGTCATCGGCACTCAGCCGGTGGACATCGAGAAGTTCGCCGTGGACCGCGTGATGATGTTCAACGGCAAGGACGTGCGCATCGGCGAGTGGCAGGCTGCCAACCTCACCATGTACACCGGCATGATCGAGGTTGCCGTGGGGCACCTCGCCGCGCAGACCCGCACGCCGCAGCACTACCTGATCGGGAAGATGGCCAACCTCGCCGAGGGGGCGCTGCTGGCCGCTGAGACCGGTCTGGTGAAGCGGGTGGAGGAGAAGCAGATCTGGTCCGGGCAGGGCCTGCGGGAGATGGCCCGCCTGATCGCCCTGGCCCGCGGGGAGGACGACAAGGCGGCCGCGCTGCGCTCGGGACGGGTGCTGTGGAAGGACGCCGAGTCCCGCAGCCACGCCCAGCTGGCGGACGCCCTGCTGAAGCTGAAGCAGCTCGGCTTCCCCTTCAAGTGGCTGGCCTTGAAGTACGGGCTGACGCCGACCGAGGTGGCCGACGTGATGGCGATGCGGATGGAGGAGCTGGAGGCCGACCCGGTCACCGAGCTCACCCGGCAGATCGGCGGCGGCGCCCCGACCATCGGCAACGTCCCGCCCGACGACGGCGGCCTGGAGGACGAGCCGGGCGAGGGTGAGGAGCCTCCGGCGTGAGCCCCACTCCGGAGGCGGTCGCGCACATGGAGGCCCGGCGGCGGCTGGCGCTGGCCACCGCGCTGGCCACACACCGCGTGTGGCGGCGCCTGGACCAGGACAACCTCGTGAAGTCGTGGACCGGCCTGATGGGCGACGTCCTCGCCATCGTCATGTCCGGGCAGGTGACGGCCGCGCAGATGACCGGCCCTTGGCTGAACAGCCTGCTCGGAGTGGAGAACGACGACCGGCCGGACGCCGGGCAGCCGATCCCGGAGGCGTTCGCCGGCGTCGACGGCGCAGGCCGCCCCCTCGCGGGTGTGCTGATGGCCCCGGTGTGGACGGCACTGCGGATGGTCACGGCCGGCCGCCCGATCGCACAGTCGATGGTGGCCGGCAGGTCGCTGCTGGACGTCATCGTCCGGACCGCCGTGGCGGACACCGGGCGGGCCGCCGACTCGGTCGGCATGACCGCCCGTCCGGCGGTGACCGGCTACATCCGCGTGGTGGAGGGCGGCGCCTGCGACCGCTGTATCGTCCTCGCCGGCAAGGAGTACCAGACCGACCGGGCGTTCCTGCGGCATCCGCGCTGCAACTGCGGCATGGAGCCCATCACCCGGGAGCACCGGCCCAAGCCCGCGTCGCCGACCGAGCTGGTGGCGCAGATGTCCGACGAGCAGAAACGTAAGACGTTCGGCGAGGCCGGCGCGAAGGCCCTCAACGAGGGCGCCGACCTGGCCCAGCTGGTCAACGCCCGCCGCGGCATGCAGTCCGCATCCGTGCTGGGCGGCCGGGCCATCACCACCGCCGAGGGCACGGTGCGCGGCGAGTTCCGCCGCCAGGAGTTCCGCCGTCTGCAAGCCGAGGGCGCCATCCCGCGCTCGCGGTCCATGCGCGGCTTCCGCCCCACCGTGGCGCGGCTGATGCCCGAAGAGATCTACCGCCTGGCCGACGACCGGCAGCACGCGGTCCAGCTGCTGCGGCAGCACGGCTACATCGCCTGACCCCCGCCCGCGCGCAACGCCCGGGCCCGCACCCGCAATGGGAGACACCATGACCACGCCCACGCCTGCCGTTGAGCCCGCCGTCGACGACGACCTGGACCCGGCAGCCGAGCCCGTAGAGCCGGACGGCACCCAGGACCCGTCCGTGGACGACACGGACGCCGACCCCGAGGGCGCCGACCAACTCGGCGACCCGGGCAAGAAGGCCCTGGACACGATGAAGGGCAAGCTGAAGGCGGAGCGCGAGCGCCGCCGCGCCCTCGAGGCCCAGCTCGCCGAGCGGGACAAGCCCGCCGACGGCAGCGTGCCGGACCAGGACGCCCTCGTGCGGCAGGCCGAAGCGCAGGCCCTGGCCCGCGTGAACGAGCGCCTGGTGAAGGCGGAGGTGAAGGCCGCCGCCGCGGGCAAGCTCGCGGACCCGGCCGACGCGCACCGGTTCCTGGACCTGTCTCAGTTCGAGGTCGACGCCGACGGCAACGTCGACGGCGACGAGGTCGCCGACGCGATCGACGACCTGCTCAAGTCCAAGCCCTACCTGGCCGCGCAAGGCGGCACCCCCAAGCCGCGGTTCCAAGGGACCGCAGACTCCGGCGCCCGCAAGGGGAATGCCCGGCCCTCCCAGCTCACCGAGGCGGACGTCAAGCGTCTGTCGGCGGCGGGCAAGCACGCCGAGATCGTCAAGGCCCAGAACGAGGGCCGCCTCGACGACTACCTCGGTCTCAACCGGTAACCCCCTTCGAGGAGAGACACCATGGCCATCAGCGCCTTCAAGCCGGAAGTCTGGAACGCGAACCTCCTGGTCACCCTGGAGAAGTCGCACGTCTACGCCGCCCCCGGCGTCGTGAACCGCGACTACGAGGGCGACATCGCCAACTACGGCGACACCGTGCACATCACGTCGCTGGCGGAGCCGACCATCGGCACCTACACCCCGCACACGGACATCACCATCGAGGACGTCGACGACAGCGACACCACGCTGCTCATCGACCAGTCGAAGTACTTCGCGTTCGAGGTCGACGACGTGGAGAAGCGGCAGGCCTTCAACGGCGGCCGCGTGCTGACCGAGCAGGCCCGCAAGGCGGCCTACAAGCTGCGGGATGTCGCCGACGCCTACGTCGCCGGCCTGATGGCCGCAGGCATCGACGCGGGCAACCTCGTGGCCGAGCAGACCCTGGCCACGCCCTCCGCCGCCTACGACCTGCTGGTCGACCTCGGCACGATCCTCGACGAGGACAACGTGCCCGACGCGGGCCGGTGGGCAGTCGTCACCCCGGCGTTCTACGGCCTGCTGCTGAAGGACGACCGGTTCGTCGGGACCGGTGACGCCCAGGCCGCGGCGACCCGCACCAACGGCATGGTCGGTGAGGCGGCCGGCTTCTCCATCCGCAAGTCGAACAACGCCCCGGACGGGCCGGGTGCGGGCGCGGGCAAGCTGATCATCGCCGGGTACAACGGCGCGGTGACCTACGCCGAGCAGATCAACAAGACCGAGGCGACCCGCAAGGAGAAGGGCTTCGCGGACATCGTGAAGGGCCTGCACCTGTACGGCTCCAAGGTCATCCGGCCGACGGGCCTCGCCGCTGCGGACGTGATCATCTGATGGCCGGGCGGGAACTGAAGGACGGTGACAAGGTCCTGCTGCGCGGTTCTGGTGGCGGCCTGTTCCGCGCGACCGTGGGACAGCCGTTCACGAAGGACCTCATCGAGCGGCGCCTGAAGGCCGGAGAGTGGAGCTGGCCGGACGACGAGCCCGCCGCGGCGGAGGCCGCCGAGCCGCAGCCGCGCACCGAGGTGAAGTCCAAGCCCAGCGACCGGGACGGCGACGAAGGACCGCAGCCGCGGACCGAGTTCGCGTCCGACCCCAGCGACCGGGAGGGCACATCCGGCCCGCAGCCGCGGCAGGAGACCGTGTCCAAGCCCGGCACCCGCAGCGACGCGGCCTCGGACACGGACACGGACGTCGACCCGGACCGGCCGGCGCTGAACGCGCCCAAGTCGGAGTGGGTGGTCTACGTGGCCCGCACGCAGCACATGTCCCGCGAGGACGCGGCGAACTACACCAAGGCCGACCTGATCGACATGGTCAGCTGACAGGGAGGAGACCGCCGTGGCACTGGCACCGCTCGCTTCGGTGGCCGACCTCGAGGCCCGCGGCTTCACCGTGGACGCCTCCGAGACGGACATCGCAGGCGTCTACCTGGGCGTCGCCTCCACGGCGGTGCGGGAGGCCGCAGGGACGGCCATCTCCCGCACCACGTCCACCATCACCCTGGAGGGCGCGTCCGGGCAGTGGCTGACGCTGCCCGGCGCGCCCATCGTGTCCGTCGACGCGGTGACCGTCGACGGGGAGACGGCCACCGACTGGCGGCTGCGCTCCGGGCGCCTGTGGCGCGCGGCCGGCTGGACCGGCTGCGAGCCGTCCGACATCGAGGTCACCTACACACACGGCCTGCTCGACATCCCGGACGACATCGTGGACCTGGTGTGCCGCATGGCCGCGGCCGCGCTCGTGGCGTACCGGGCGGAGGACGGCGGCACGGGGCTGGCCAACGACAAGGAGATCACCTCGGAGCGACTCGGGGACTGGGCGGTCACCTACGGGGCCGACGGCCGGATCACCGAGATGGACCTGCCGCAGTACTGGCGGGAGCGCCTGATGGCCCGGTTCGGGGGCGGCATCACCGCGCTGAGGTCCCGGTGAGGGGCATCGGCCGCCACCTGAACCGGCGGCTGTCGGTGTGGCGGGAGACGACCGTGGGCGACGGTGCGGGCGGCCAGGAAACCACCATGGCCGAGGTAGGCACCGTGCGCGCGAAGGTCGACCAGCCGTCCAACGCGGACCGGATGCTGGCCGCGCAGGCGGGCAGCACGCACGACCACACCGTGTTCCTGGCGCCCGGGGCGGACGTGCGCCGCGGTGACGAGCTGCGCGGCACCGACGCCCTCGGCAACGACCAGGTGTTCCGCGTCCTGGCCGTGGTGCAGCCGTCGACCCCCGTCTACTCGAAAGCCTCGTGCGAGCTGACCCAGAGGGAGGGCGCCTGATGGCTGCCTTGAACGTCGTCACGGTGCCGGTCAACGGCGGCATCGGACTGGAAGACTCCGCCGTGGCGGCCTCCGCCGGCGGGGACACCGCGCCGGTCGGGCCGGGCCGGTTCCTGTACGTCATGAACGGCGACGCCGCCTCGCACACAGCGACCGTGGCCACGCCGGGCACCGCGTCCGGTCTGCCGCTACCGGAGGTCGCTGTCGTTGTCGCGGCCGGGGAGTCGGCCATCCTGCCGCTGGCGTCCGTGTTCCGCGGGGCGAACGGGCGCGCATCGATCACCTACGACGCGGTGACCGCCGTGTCCGTCGCGGTGTTCGAGCTGGAGCGCTGATGGCCCGCCGCCGGCGAGGCAGGCGCAGCCCGGTGCAGATGCGGATCATCGGCATGAACTCGCTCCGCCGGGAGCTTGCCGACCTGGCCCCGGACATCCGGGCCGCCTGCCGCCGGGCGCTGGAACAGTCGGCCGAAGCGGTCGTCTTCGGTACCAAGGCAGGCGTGCGCGTCAACTCCGGCAACCTGCGCGAGTCCGTGCGCGCCCGCTACCACAACAACCGGCTGCGGGCCGAGGTCGGCTGGTGGGACCGGGACGACCTGTACGCCTTCTACCACGAGCACGGCACGAAGAAGTTCCCGCCGCAGCCCGCCCTCGGGCCCGCGCTGGAGGCCGAGCGGAACCAGATCGGCGGCCGGATCCAGGCCGAGGTGAGGAAGGTGCTGCGCTCATGACCGCCCCCGCCCCGATGCTGCCGGTCCAGCAGGCCATCTACGCGAAGCTGACCGGCGACCCGACGCTCATGGGGCTCATCAACGGCGTGTGGGACTACGTCCCCGAGAAGGACGCCTACCCGTACCTGGTGATCGGTGAGGCGGTCGAGACGCCGGACAACCGGCACGGCGGCTTCGGCCGTCAGACGGTCGTCACGCTGCACGTGTGGACGCAGTACCACGGCCACTCCAAGGGCCTGGCGATCGGCGCCCGGGTGACAGCGCTGCTGGACCACCAGCCGCTCACCATCACCGGTGCCGACCACATCTCGACCCGGTTCGAGTTCTCCCAGACCCTCACCGATCCGGAGCCGCCGGGCGACATCCGGCACCTGGTGCTGCGCTATCGGATCGTCACCGAACAACCTGCCTGACCCACCCCACCCCTGATGCCCCGAGCCCTGCCGGCCGGGGCTGTTCTCATGCCCGAGGAGGCAGCCATGGCCGGTATCGACGGCTTCGGAACTCTGCTCAAGCGCGGCGACGGCGCCGAGCCGGAGGTGTTCACCGCGATCGCCAACGCCACGAACATCACCGCTCCGGGCCTGACCCGGAACACGATCGACGTCACCGCCCACGACTCCCCGAACCAGTACATGGAGTTCGTCGGCGGCCTGGTCGACCCGGGCGAGGTGTCCATCGACGTCAACTACGACCCGGCCGTCCACGACACCCTCATCGTGGACCTGGAGGACACCGAGCCGCGGAACTACCAGATCGTCTTCCCCGACACCGGGTCGACCACCTGGAGCTTCGCCGCGGTCCTCACCGGCTTCGAGGCGTCCGCGCCCTACGACGACAAGCTCACCGCCACGCTCACCTACAAGGTCAGCGGCAAGCCCACCATCGCCTGAACAGGACTACGCGCATGGCACTTCTCAGCAGGGATCAGATCGATGCCGTAGATGACCGCAAGTGGGAGGACGTCCCCGTTCCCGAGTGGGGTGGAGAGGTGCGGATCGTCGGCATGTCCGGCACCGCCCGCAACGCCTACCAGCAGGAGCTGGTCGTCATCGGCGGTGACGGCAAGCCGAAGTCGGTGAACCTGGACGACCAGCTGGCCAAGCTGCTCGCCAAGTGCATCGTGGGCGAGGACTTCAAGCGTCTCTACACCGACCGCGAGGTGAAGGCCCTCGGCGCGAAGAACGGCGCCGTCCTCGAGCGCCTCGCCAAGGTCGCCAAGCGGCTGTCCGGCCTCGGCGACGACGCGGTCGAGGAAGCAGCGGGAAACTCCGAGCCCGGCCAGAGCGGCTCTTCTACTTCCGCCTAGCCGGGCATCTGGGTGCCCGGTCCGTGCGGCACATGCTCGCCGACATCGACTCGGACGAACTGACCGAGTGGATGGCCTACGAGCAGCTCACCGGGCCGCTCGGGCCGGACCGGGGTGACGTGCTGCACGGCATCCAGACGGCGGTCATCGCCAACACGACGGCCGGCAAGGGCCGCAAGGCCCGGCCGAAGGACTTCATCCCCAAGTGGGATCAGACCAAGTCGGCCGACTGGCAGGACATGCTCGCCACCGCGCGGGCGCTGACCAGCCGTCTCGGCGGCACCGACACCACGCGAGGGGGCGGTCATGGCGACGCCGCTGGATGAGCTGCTGGTAGAGATCGGCATCGACGCGGACGACCTCACCCGGGGTGTGGACGGGGCGGCCGATGACGTCGAACGCTCCCTCTCCGGCGTCGGGGACGCCGCCGACACCATGGGCCGGGACATCATCCAGGTCGCCGACGATGCATCGGCAGCGCTGGACGACGTCGGCGCATCCGCCGACGAGGCCGCACAGGGGGCAGAGCAGGCGGCGGGCAATGTCGAAGGCTCCCTTCGGGGGATCGCCGCAGGCGCCGCCGGCGTCGCTGTGGGCGGCCTGTTCGTGGCTGGTTTGACGTCGGCGATGGACATCAAGGCCGCGAGCGCGAAGCTGACCACCCAGCTCGGGCTCACTGCCGAGGAGTCCAAGCGCGCTGGCACGATCGCGGGCGAGGTGTTCAAGGACGGGTTTTCCGACTCGATCGGCGGCGTGAACGACGCCCTGGCCTCTGTCGCGTCGGCGATGGGCGGCTTCGGGAAGCTGAGTGACGACGAACTGTCGTCCATGACGAAGAACGCGATCACGCTCGCGGAGACGTTCGAGATGGACGTGGGCGAGGCAGCGACGGCGGCCGGGCAGCTCATCGCCAACAACCTGGTGAAGGACGGAACTGAGGCCTTCGACGTACTCATGGGCGCCGCCCAGAGGCTGCCGAAGAGCATGGTCGCCGACCTCCCCGCAATCATCACCGAGTACGGCAAGCACTTCGACCGGATCGGCCTCGATGCGCAGACCGCATTCGGGATGATGTCGCAGTACGTCCAGGCCGGCGGCCGCGACCTCGATCAGGCCGCCGACGTCCTGCACGAGTTCGCCCGCATCACGTCCGAGGAGTCCGAGCGCGCCTCGGACGCCCTGAAGGAGATGGGGCTTCCCGCGAAGCAGATGCTCAAGGACATCAACGCGGGCGGGGAACCGGCACGGGAAGCGCTGCAGAAGACCATCGAGGGCCTGCGCGGCATCAAGGACCCGGCGAAGCAAGCCGAGCTGGGGGTGGCCCTGTTCGGCGACATGGCCGGTGAGGGCGCCGATGCGCTGTGGGCGATGGACCCGGCCACCGCGGCGGCCGCCACCGGCATGGACAACGTCGAAGGTGCGGCCCGCAAGGCGGCCGACGCCGTGGAGGAGTCGAAGACCTTCGATGCGGCCTGGCGGCAGATCTCCACCACCCTGGGCGAGACGCTGGCCCCGGCGCTGGAGAAGGTCGGCGACTTCATGACCGAGCACCCGGAGCTGATGAAGATCGTCGTACCGGCCGTTCTCCTGCTGGCCGCGGCCTTCACCGTGTTCTCGCTGGCCGTGTGGGCGGTCAACTCCGCCATGTGGGCGAGCCCCTTCACCTGGGTGGGCGTCGCCATCGTCGCCCTGATCGCCATCATCGTGCTGATCATCGCCAAGTGGGATGAGCTGAGCGCGGCGACCGAGGCGGCCTGGCGGTGGATCACAGACAAGGTCGGTGCGGGGATCGACTGGATCACAGGCAAGGTCGGGGCCGGTATCGACTGGCTCGACGAGAAATGGGACCAGGGCTGGGCCTGGGCCGAGGACAAGACCGAGAGCACCGTGGACGCCATCCTCGGCGCGGTCGCCTGGCTGGACGCCATCCCGGGACAGGTCGCAGGCTGGTTCGGCGAGGTCATCTCCTACGTCGCCAGCCTCCCGGGCCGCATCGGCCGGGCCGCCTCCGGCATGTGGGACAGCATCGTGTGGAACTTCAAGAACGCCGTCAACCAGCTGATCTGGATGTGGAACTCCCTCAGCTTCACGCTGGGCGGCGGCAACTTCATGGGGGTCGACATCCCCACGGTGACCCTCCACACCCCGGACATCCCGTACCTGGCCGAGGGCGGAATCACGACCGGCCCGACGCTGGCCATGATCGGCGAGGGCCGCGAGCAGGAAGCCGTTCTGCCGCTGTCGAAGCTGGAGTCCCTGCTCAACACCACAGCCCCGGCCGTGGCCCGCGTGTCCCCCGATGACCGGCACCTGGTGCTGGAACTGCGCGGCGGGAGCCGTGCCTTCCGGGAGTTCTTCCAGGAGTCCGTGCGCGTCACCGCCGGCGGGGACGTCGTCAAGTTCACAGAAGGGTGAGGTGATCCGGCGTGCCGAGCCTGCCGCCGTCCATCTGGGCTGAGCTGTACTACAGCGGCACCTGGAACGACGTTACGGACGACGTACTCACGCGGGCGCCCGTCACCGTCACCCGGGGCCTGTCCTCGGAGTCGTCGTCCACGGCCGAGCCGACGTCGTGCACCTGCGACCTGGCCAGCCGGGACAACCGGTACGCGCCCCGCAACCCGTCGTCGCCGCTGTACGGGCTGATCGGCCGTAACACGCCGTTCCGTTGGGGGTACGAGGCCGGGCCGCCCTGGGCGCTCTTCGACAGCCCCGACACGGTCTACCAGTCGCTGTTCGTCAACGACACCGCGGCCCTGGACGTGACCGGGGACCTCGACCTGCGCCTGGACATCGCGCTGGAGGACTGGTCCAAGTCGCAGCTGCTGGCGCTGCGGGCCGTGCCGAGCAGCAACTACTGCTGGGCGCTGGAGATCGTCAACGGTGCTCTGGTGCTCCAGTGGTACCCCGACGGCACCACCGCCAGCCGGGCACACCGCACTGCCACCGACATCATCCGCGGCTACAACGGGCAGCGCATGGCGGTGCGCGCCACCCTCGACATCAACAACGGCGCCGGCGGCCACACGGTCCGCTTCTACACCGGCCGCACCGTCGACGACGAGGAATGGCACCTGCTCGGGGAGCCGGTCACGGCCAGCGGCACCACCAGCGTGTTCGCGGGCAACGCGTACATGGAGATCGGCGGCAGCTTCGGCGCCTCCAACCTGGGCCCGGACGGCGGCTTCATCCCCGACATGCGCGGCCGCGCCTACGGGCTGAAGCTCCTGGACGGCAGCACGGTCAAGGTCAACATGAGCACGGCGTCGGCCACTCCGGGCGGCGGCACGTTCGTGGACTCCACCGGCGTGACCTGGGGGCGCGGCGGCACCGCGGTCCTCACCAACCGGCACATCCGCATGGCCGGAGAGGTGCCCGCCTGGCCGCCCACCCGCGACCTGTCCGGGAACGACAACTACGTCTCCATCAACCCCTCCGGGCTGACGCGGCGGATGGACGCCGGGAACAGGCCGCAGGACAGCGCGCTGCTGCGCTACATCAAGAACCACAACCCGGTGGAGTGCTGGCCGCTCACGGACGGGCCCCGCACCACCGGCGCCAAGAGTCTGGTGGGCGGGCAGGACATGCAGCAGGAGATCCTGATCGGTGAGGACACGGCCGCCGACTGGCAGGGCGGGAGCCTCGCCGAATGGATCGAGCCCGTCCTGTCGGTCAAGGCCCGGACGACCGGGCACGTGCGCGGCGGCCTGCCCCGCACGGCGGGCACCGATGCGTTCTGGTCGGTGGACCTGTTCCTGTCCGGCGGCGGCATCCCCAGCACGGGCCAGTTCACGGTCGCCGACCGGGGCGCCGGCACCGACGAGGACAACCAGCACACCATTCAGATCATCTTCACCGGCAGCCTCGACCGGCTCACCGTCGTCCGGCAGTCCTACGGCGCAGAGTCCTCCAGCTCGTCCCTGCTGGGGAACATCGACGGGGTCGGCATCTACGACGAGGAGCCGCACCACCTGCGGCTGTCCATCGACCCGCAGTCCCCGAGCACCCTGTGGTACCTGTACGTGGACGGGACGCTGCGGGGCAACGGCACCATCTCCAGCATCGTCTTCAAGTCGGCCCAGCAGGTCCTCTTCGGCTGGGGTTTCGCCACCATCGACGGCACCACCATGACCGACAGGTCGGTCGGCTACATCACGTACTGGGACGGCACCGGACCCAGCGCCGCCGACATCTACGAGGCGTACATGGGCTTCCCCGGCGAGAAGGCCGGCACGCGCATCGAGCGGCTGGCCACGGAGAACGGCTACACGGCCTCCGTGGCGGGCGGCGAGGCGTTCCAGCAGCCGCTGGGCATCCAGGGGCAGAAGAAGCTGCTGGACCTGCTCACCGAGGCGAGCCGGACGGACTTCGGCTACCTGCTGGACGCCCGGGACCGGATCGAGATCATCCACCGCAGCGGGAGCACGCTGTGGAACCAGGAGCCCGCACTGGTCCTGGACTACTCCGCCGGCCTCATCAGCCCGCCCTTCCGGCCCGTCGACGACGACAAGCTCACCGAGAACGACGTCAGCGTGCGGCGCGAGTTCGGGTCGGTTCCGGCCCGGGAGGTCCTCGAGGAAGGGGAGATGTCCGTCCTGGCGCCGGAGGACGGCGGGGTGGGCCGCTACGACACCTCGTACACCTACAGCCTGGAGACCGACGACCAGGCCCGGCAGGTCGCCGGGATGCGCCTGCACCTGGGCACCTACAACGGCGTCCGCTACACACGCATCACCCTGAACCTGGCCAACCCGAGAGTCTTCGAGCACATCGACGACATCCTGCGCCTGGACGTCGGGGACAAGCTGCGGCTGACGAACCTCCCGCCGGATCACGGCCCGGACGACGTCGACGTACTGGTGGCCGGCTACACCGAGGAAGCCGGACCGGACACCTGGACGATCACGTTCAACTGCGTGCCCGGCGAGCCGTGGAACGCGGCCGTGGTCGAGTCCGGCACCTACGGCCGGGTGGACACCGCGGGCTCCGAACTGGCCCGCGCCGTGACCGAGTCGGACACGAGCATCAGGGTCACCACCACGGCCGTCCGCCCGTGGGTGCAGTCGACCGACTCCCCAACCGATTTCCCCTTCGACATCCGCACCGGCGGCGAGGTCATGCGCGTGACCGCGTGCACGCCCCTCGCCTACGACTCCTTCACCCGCACCGTGGCGGGCGGCTGGGGCACCGCACCGAGCGGCCAGGCGTGGACGACAGCGGGCGGCACGACGTCCACCTACGACGTCAACGGCAGCGCGGGACGGCACATCCAGAGCCCGTTCGGGGTGTCCCGCCACACCGTCATCCCGGTCCTCGTCGCCGACGTCGACGTCCGGCTCGACTGGTCCATGTCCGCCGGCGCCGCCACCGTGACGAACAACGCCTACGCCGTGGCCCGCTACACCGGCACCGACGACATGTATATGGCGCAGGCGCAGGTCAGCACGTCCGGCACCATCACCATCGCGCTGCGCCGGCGCGTCGCCGGCACGGAGACCGAACTGGCCTCGCTCAGCACCGGGCTCACGCACACCCCCGGCGCCTGGTACTCGCTGCGGTTCGAGGTCCGCGGCAGCACCCTGCGGGCCAAGACGTGGCCGAAGGGCGAGACGGAGCCGACGGCCTGGCAGGTCACGGCCACGGACACCTCGCTCACCGCGGCCGGGTCGGTGGGGTTCCGCACGTTCATCAGCAGCACCAGCACCGCCCCGGCGGGCATGACGGTCAGCTGCGACACCCTCGCAGTGTCCCCCCAGCTGATGCAGGTGACCCGCAGCATCAACGGCGTCGTCAAAACACACTCGGCCGGCCAGGACGTCCGCCTGGCCACCCCCGTCTACGTGGCGCTGTAGGAGGCGGCAGTGACTCTCTGGCTCGCCGGGATGCGGATCACCGCGGACCGGCTCATGGACCACACGATCGAGGTGCAGACGACCACCGGCCTGGTCGCCGCCACCGACTTCAGCGTGAGCACGTTCGGCGGCTACAAGGTGGGCGGCATGACCACCGTCAACGTCGTCCTGACCTACACCGGCGCCTCGGCGATCACCGCGAACGCGGCGGGCAACATCACCGACAAGCAGTGCTGCACCCTGCCGTCCGGATGGCGGCCGCTCTTCACGATCAGCACCAGCTACGACCGCAGCGGCGTGGCGGACGGCGCCCTGACCATCGCCTCGGACGGCGCGTGCACGCTCAAGACGCTGAGCCCGACGGCCACGATCAACTCCGGCAACCTGATCACCTTCATGGCCACATGGGTCAGCGGAAACGCCTGACCATCCCTCACACAAGGAGACACAGCATGCCCTTGGGAACCCCGCAGGGCCCCACGCAAAGCCAGTGGACCATCAACGCCACCAGCGTCCTCACGGTCGGCGAGTACACCGTCCCCTTCGAGATCAAGGCGACGCCCGACGACCCGGACGCGGACGGCGTCGAGGAAATCGTGCAGCGGCTCGTCGACCTCATCGACAGCTCGGAGCACTTCACCGTGAACTACGCCGGCCGCAGCTACGGATACCAGCAGCGGATGACGCCCACCGAGCCCGCCGCCTGATACCCGCCCGCACCACGCCCCGAGCCCGCCGGCCGGGGCCTTTCTCATGCCTGGAGGCACCGTGTCACCACCCATGTCCGCCGCACAGTTCGTGCGCGCCCTGAAGGCAGAGGGCCTCACAGTCGTCGAGGTCGGCGACTGGCCGGAGCACAACCGCAACCACAAGGGGCCCTGGGGCCCGGTCCACGGCGTGATGATCCACCACACCGTGACCAAGGGCTCGGCCCGCACGGTCGACATCTGCCGCCACGGCTACGCGAGCCTGCCGGGCCCGCTGTGCCACGGCGTCATCACCAAGGACGGCCGGGTCCACCTCGTCGGCTACGGCCGCGCCAACCACGCCGGATCCGGCGACGACGACGTGCTGCGGGCCGTCATCGGGGAGAAGGCCCTCCCGGCGGACAACGAGACCAACACCGACGGGAACCGGCACTTCTACGGCTTCGAGTGCGAGAACCTCGGCGACGGCCGCGACCCGTGGCCCGAGGCGCAGCTGCTCGCCATCGAGAAGGCCGCGGCCGCCCTCTGCCGGCACCACGGCTGGGACGAGCGCTCGGTGATCGGCCACCTGGAGTGGCAGCCCGGCAAGGTCGACCCGCGCGGCTTCACCATGACGTCGATGCGCGGCCGCATCGCCAAGCGGCTCGGCGGCAAGCCGTCCACCGGCGGCGGCTCATCGAGCGGCGGCACGTACACCGTGCGGAGCGGCGACACCCTATGGGCGATCGCCCGAGCGCACGGCACCACGGTGCCCGCGCTCGTCGACCTCAACGACCTGCGAGACCCCAGCCGCCTCGCCCTCGGGCAGACGCTGAAGCTGCCCGGCGCCGCGACCACCACCTACACCGTGGCCCGCGGAGACACCCTCTGGTCCATCGCGGCCTCCAAGCTCGGCGACGGCAACCGCTGGCGCGAGGTCGCCCAGCTCAACAAGCTCGCCGACGCCGACGACCTGAGCATCGGCCAGAAACTCAAGCTCCCCCGGAAGTAGCCAGCGCCGGGCGACCCCCACTTCAACTCACGACAGGACATCATCATGACTCTGACCTCCGGAGCATTCTGGAAGGCCACCGGCGAGCGTGCGGTGCGCACCTTCGCGCAGGGCACTCTGGGCGCCGTCAGCGCCGACGGGCTCGGGCTGCTCGACGTCGACTGGGGCGCCGCGTTCGGTATCGGCGGGCTCGCCGCCGCCCTCGCCGTGCTCACCGCGATCGCGACGAGCGGCGGCACGGACGGGCCCGGCATCACCGAGACCGTCACCCGGCCGGGCATCACCACCCCGCGCGGCCCGGCGGGCGCCTGATGCGCGCGGCGGCCCGGCGGCTCGCCCGACAGCTGGGCCGCCGCGGCGCACTCCTCACCCTCAAGGGCGTCATGGCCATGGGCTACGGATCCGGGCAGGTCGTCCAGCCGACCGGCGACCGGCAAGGCCTGACGCTGCTGCTGAAACTCGCACCCCTTCAGGTGTGGGGGTGGGCATGGATCACCGCGGGCGTGCTCGCAGTCGTCTGCGCCTGGCTGCGGCAGCCGCACGACTGGCCCGGGTACCTCGCGGTGTGGCTCATCGCCACCCCGTGGGCCATGGCCTACCTGCTCTCCTGGTGGCCACTCGGTGAGAGCCCTCGCGGGTGGGTCGTCGCAATGATCTTCGGCGCGTTCGGAGCCGTCTGCCTTGTCGCGATCGGCTGGGACGAGCCACCCCCGGCACGATCGGAGCCGCCCCGTGAGACCTGAGATGCTCACCGCCGTCAGCGCCCTCGCTGTCGCCGTCGTCACCGCCATCGGCGGCGTCGTGACAGCCGTCATCGGCCGGCGCCAGCCGCGCGGCCAGCAGCGTCGCGACGACTTCACCACCATCGTCACCGAGCTGCGCACCAACGTGGGCGAGTTGAAGACCGAACTCGCCGAGCAGAAGGCAGCATCCCAGCGCGACCGTGAGCGGATCACGGCCCAGGAGTTCGCCCTCCGGTACATCGCCGGGTGGGCGCGCTCCCTGGTCACCTACATGCGGCAGGCCCAGCTGGAGCCGCCACCGCCTCCGCAACCGGTGCCAGAGGAAGCTCGGCCGTTCCTCCACGACGTGGGGCTGTAGAACCCGGACCGGCCCCGTGGTGGGAGGCCGGCCCGGGAGTCCCTCAACACGTGTGCCCCCGCTCTCCCCTGCTCATTGGGGAGGGCGGGGGCCTTTCGTCATGTTTGGTGTCCGGTCGGCGGCATGGCGATGACGAACACGCCCTTGCCCTGTACGCCCTGCACCAGACCCTCGGCGACGAGTAGCTCGATGGCGCTCTTGATGGTCCGCCTCGACACTGCGCCGCCGGTCTCTTCCTCCAGCTCGGACTGAGAGGGCAGACGCCGACCGACCGGGATTTCGCCGCGCCGGATCCGGTCGCGCAGCACGTTGGCGAGCTGTACGTAGAGCGGCGTCATCGCGTCCCGGTCCAACTCGATCATGCTGCGACCGTAAGAGCACCACCCGTGCGGGCATAGATCTGCATAGTCCGTCTGAGGACGTACCAAGACGTGCCAAGGTGGCGTACAGTCCGGGAACACGAAGACCCCCGCGCCGTGCGACCGGCCGGGGGCGTGGCCACCGCTCGGAGGGAGCGACGACATGGCAGAGACTACGCAGTCCGCCCGCACAGGCGACAGCCCCCCGCCGGAGGACGCCACGGGCTACGGCTTCTGCAGCTGGCACCAGCGCTTCGCCGACGGGGTGCGGCTGATCGAGGTCATCGAGCAGGGCAGCGGCCCCGGTACGGGCGCCGTGCAGTACGCCTGCGGGCCCTGCCGCCAGGTGTACGGGCTCACCCCGTTCGCGGACCGGTGATGCACCCCGGGTTCATCCGGGCGCCGGAGCTGCTGCCCGTTCCCCGCCCGGACCGCGTCCGGAGCGAGCAGGCCGACGGCACGGTCTGCGTCTGGTGTGACCAGCCCCCGACCGTCGACCTCGGGCCGCGGCTCAGCACCGGTGATGGTGCCCTACACCGCTGGCATCCACGCGCCTGCCTGGACTGCACCGGGCGGGAGGCCGTCCGGGTGTACGGCGTACACGTCACGACGTGCGGGCGCTGCAGGCAGCGGGGCGACTGCCCGGATGCACGGGCCCTTCACAGGCTGTCGCTCGCGAATCGCCGACGAAAGGACTTCCTGTGACCGAGCCGCTGACCGAGCCGCCGAAGGTGATGTCGCCCCCGCCGTACCTCGGCGCCCCTCTCCCTGCTCCGGATCCCGCGCCCGGCTGCGCGCAGTGCCAGCGCTGGGCACGCGAGCGCACCGCCGCCCGCACTGCAGGCGACTGGACCACGGTGTCCGACTGCAACGTGCGCATACGCCGCTGCACCCACTGACTCCCGCTCCCGGCCCGCAGTACGCCGGCCGGGCCGGTAGCGGGACGAGCGGCCCGCCCCCGTGCCCCCGTCGGGGACGGGCCGCTCACCCAACGAGATCCGCGAGCGGCACACCGACGGCGTGGGCGATCAGAACGAGGTCCAGCAGCGTCGGGCTCGTCTGAGCTGTCTCGTACCGGTGGATCGTCTTGTGGTCCCGCCCGGTCAGCTCCCCCAGCTGCACCTGCGACAGGCCAGCGGCCCGGCGACGGGCGCGGATGCGCTCGCCGACGACCTGCTGTCGGGCGAGTGCCCATTCAGGCACCGGGTCGAGCGGCACCCGTCCACCGTGATTGGATCTTGACTGGGAGTCTTTACCATCGGTGGTAAATCTCTGGACTGCCGCCGTCACCGGCGGCCACAGACCCGCCAACGTGCTGGGGCCGCGAGGTCCTGGAGAGGACACGAAGGCGGGCCGGGCGGTCACCCTCTGGGTGGCCGCCCGCGTTCGTTGCTGGGAATCTCTCGGGCCAGCTACGGGCCAGCACGCGATCATGACACCCGCTCAAAACGGACAGGACCCCAGCTCACTTCCCGCGTGAGCTGGGGTCCTTCATGTAGGCCCTGTGGGACTCGAACCCACAACCAATGGATTAAAAGTCTGGTGAGCACTCATGGCGGCTCGTACCGTCTCATGCCGTGCGACCGCTCGTCGCCCCGTTCTGTGCAGGTCAGCGGCGTTTAGCGGACGTTCATCGGCCACCCTTCACCGTGCCTCGTACCGTCTCGTATCGCGCTCTTACGCGGCTTTCGGGCCAGCACGGGGCCAGCAGGAAGGGCCTCCGACCTGCAGGTCAGAGGCCCTTTACCCGTCCCTCGATTCTACGCCGACACCTACCCGTTGTCAGTGATGGCCCGTACCGTGGGGTCATCAGCATCCGCGTCTGCTGGCTGCGGTGCACCCGGCCCCTGATGCGGTACAGCGCCCGCGCCAGGGGCCGTTCCACGCCCGCGCCGGGCCCGCGGCACGGCGGCCGCCGCCTTCTCCACCAGGTCCTGCTCGTACTCCTGGAACAGCGCCATGTACGTGTCGGCGGTCAGCACGATCGTGGAGTGCCGCAGCTTCTTGCTGGCGTCGTCGATGTCGCCACCGCCGGCCTTCACCAGCGCGGCCGCTCCGTGCCGGAGGTCTCGCAGGTTGATGGGCGGCAGATCGGCCGCCGCCACGATCCGCTTGAACTCCTTGGAGACGGCATCGGGGTGCAGCCAGCTGCCGTCCTCGGTGGTGAAGACCTTGCCGGTATCCGTCCACTTCTTGCCCGCGGCCAAGCGGGCGGCGCGCTCCGCATCCTGGCGGGCTCGATGCTCACGCAGGACGGCAACCGTCTCCCGGTCGAGCGTCACCGCCGACATGGAAGAGTCCGTCTTCGGGGCCGTCTCGATGGGGACCCAGCCGTCCACCACGATCTCGGTGAGGACCTCGATGCGCGGCGGCACAGCGTCCAGGTGCACGTGTGCCCAGTCTGCGCCGACGCCCTCCCCGCGGCGCAGGCCGTGGTGGGCGACCAGGTGGTAGAAGGCGTACAGGCGACTGTCCTCGGCCGCATCCAGGAAGGCGCCGAGCTGCTCAGGCGTCCACACCATCACCGGGCTGGGGACCACGCCCGTCTCTCGCCACCGAGTGACGCGCTCGGCCGTCCACAGCAGGCCCTTGGGACGCGCGCTGGAGCCGAGATCCACATACTTCGCGGCGTTGAAGGTGATGAGCTGCTGGGCGATGGCGGCGTTCAGCGCAGTACGCAGAGTGCGACGGATGGCGTGCCGCGTCGCTGGCCCGTTGGCCTTCCTGTATGGCTTCATCTCGGCGAGCTTCGCGCGCTCAGCGGCCAGGCGCGCACGCTCGGCGGCCGGCGGGCGGCCGGGGCGCGTCCACTTCGCCCGCTGCTCCTGCTCGCGACGGGCCTGGTTCTCCGCGCGGATCAGGTCGCTCTCGTCGGCGATGGCGTCGAACATCTCCTGGACGTGCCCGACGCTCAGCCGGTCGAGGCGGTAGTGCCCGATGCGCGGTTTCAGATGCACCCTGACGTGCGATCGGTATCCCGCGTTCGTCGTGGCCCGGGTTCGCTTCCCGGCCATCCACTGGTCGAGCCACTCGGCCACGGTCATCTTGCCGTCGAGCGGCACGCCCACCCCGAGGCGACGCTTCACCTCGTCGGCCTGGGGGATGTCAGCGCGGCGCCGGGCGATGTCGGCGAGCAGATCACCCACGCGCTGCTGTTCAGCCGGGTCGTCACCGGGGAGTTCGAGGATGGCCTGCAGGCGGGAGAGGTCGCCCTGGGCCTCCGAGACGCTCGCGTACCCGGTACGCCGAAAGGTCCGGCGCTTGCCATCGGCGTCCGGCGGCAACTCCTGGCGGACCGCTACCGTGCCGTGGCTCTTCTTCTTCAGCTGCGGGCACGAGGTACCCAGCAGCTTGCCGTCCTCACCGCGACACTCGCAGCGTCGATAGATGCTGCCTGCCCGGCGCGCTGACGGCATGGCGTGCTCCTTCCCTCACGAGGCCAGGAGACGCGCCCTCACGTTCAGGCGCGCGAGTCCCACCCCCAATACATGGTCCGCGACTCGGTTCAGCTCGTCGAGCATCTTCTGGTCCATCCCCGAGTTCGGCTTCACTGCGATCGCCAGACCGTGATCGCTCACGATGGGGATCATCAGTTCCCCGTCAGGTACGTCCTCGCTGAAGAAGTACCAAACCCGGCCACCCGTCTGCTGCATGCCACCGCCCCCATCTCCCGCTCATGCGTTCGATTTTCGCACTGGACCAGCACCCTTTCTGCCAAAGGTGTGGGCACATGATCGCACCACCGGTAACAGGCGTCTACAGCCCGTTCACAGCTGTCACCCGGTGTGATGCACGGGGGAATGCGTCCTTCAATCCCGGGCACGTGGAGGAGTTAGCGTGTCGATCAGCCGCAGGAGCCGGTCCCTCTGGTCCGGCGGGAGTTGGTCCAACTTCCTCACGTACGCCTTCGCCTCCGCCGAGCCGCCGACCAGCGGATCCACCCCGTGGAACTGGCTGCCCGCAGCGTCCTGGAGTGTCTCCACGGGAAGCTCACAGGCCGCCGCGAGAGCGCACAACTCCTCATATACGGGCGGCGTAACCGGCTCGCCAGTCTCCAGGCGGTAGATCCACCCCCGCGTCACCCGCACCCCCGAGACGGGATCGATGGCCTTCTCCGCGAAGGCGTTCAGGCCCTTATTCAGCTCGGCGCGACGCTTGCGGATCAAGTCCGCAAACTGCGTGCGGCGTTCAGGGTCCTGTGCGGTAGCACTCGCTGGCGTGTCGGTGGGGGCCATGGGGCTCATCCTGCCACTCCTGTGGTCAAAGGGATCGGCGGGTGTTCAGGGGACTCCCTGCCCGTTGGGACATACGGGCAGGTCAGTCGATTCATTCATCACGCGTACTGAACGGATTGTTCAGCACTACAGGCGATCACGCTAGGTCGCTCTGAGTAATTGGCCGATTACCGGCACACGCTCCACTCGTTCAGGTTGCTGGACAAATCGTTCAGGTCGTGGAATGCTCGGCGCATCGCCATTCAGGGCGATGAACAGAACGTCCCGTGAGGTGAACGTGAGCGATTCCCCGCCCACCATGTACGCGGTCGTCAGCGGCGACCGACTCAAGATGCTCATGGAGCGCACCGGAACTGGTGAGTCCATCACCGTCCGCGAACTGGCCGCCGCCGCCGGCGTCGCCACCGGAACCATCGGCGGCCTCATGTCCGGCACGCAGCTGAGCGTCCCCGAGGACAAGGCCAAGAAGATCGCCGCCCGGCTCGGCGTGGACCTTCTGGTCCTTTTCATACCGATGGAACGCGCCGGCCGGACCCTCATCCCCGCACAGCCCGCGCAGCAGGTGGTCGCATGACGACCGCGGCCCCCCTGACCCCGGCGCAGGTCGCTGCCCTGCCCGCGATGCCCAGCGCCCTGGAGGCGTTCGCCGCCTTGAACATCGGCGAGACGCTCGGCTACCAGCTCATCCGAGAGGGCGAATTCCCCATCGAGGTCGTCCGGTTCGGGCGCGCCTTCCGCGTCCGCAAGGCCGACCTCCTGGCCTACCTGGGCCTCTCCGAGTTTGTCGCCGCCGAGGTCCAGTCGGCAGCGGCCATCACCAACGACGCCCCCGGGGTCCAGCCGGGGGCGCCTGTCGAGCAGCCCGCACCCACCAGCAAGTAAGAAGGACGGGGTCCGCTCATGTCTGAGCTTCCCACGGCACCCATGCCGCCCACCACGCCCCAGGCCGCGCTGGCCAGCATCGAGGCCGCCACGCTGACCGCCAGCCGCGACGTGCGCGAGTGCCTCGACGCGATCGGCGACCTGATCCGCATCACCGGCCAGCCCGAGCGGGTTTTCGACTGGGTGCTGTACACCCTCGGCCGCGAGGAACTGCGGGTCCTGGCCGCGCAGCACCGGATCACGCTGCACGAGTCCCGGGCCACCGACGAGGACCAGCTGCCCCGCGCGGTCATCATCTGGACCGCCGACGGCGGCGGCCTGGCCATCATCCCGGCCGGGCAGAGGCCGGCGGACACCGTCATGCAGCTGCGCGAGGAGATCGCACAGCGGCAGGAGGACGTCCAGCGTGCCGCCACCTTCCAGGCCTCCGCCGCCGCCCGCACATCCCGGGCGGAGCGATGACTGCCCCGCAGCCCTTCGAGGGCGCCCTGTTCGTCGACCTGGACGGACAGCGAGCCAGGTACGAGTGCCTGCGCCCCGGTTGCCCGCACCGCCTGGAAGGGCCCGTCTGCGCGAGCGACCGCGTGAAGGGCGAGGACGGAGCGCCCGCCCCGCGCGGCCCGGGTGGAGTCGCCGCGTTCGTCGACGGCATCAAGGCCTACCACCTTTCCAAGTACCACGGGAGCACCCGTTGACCGACCCACAGACCACCGATCTCCGGGCCGCCGCCCAGGAGCTGCACGACGCTGGCCTGTGCGTCCTGCCCATCAAGGCCGACGGCAGCAAGCGGCCGGCCGTGTCCTGGCTCCAGTACAAGGTGAACCGCAGCACGCCCGCCGAACACGACAAGTGGTTCACGCCGGGCCGGGCCGCTGGCATCGCCGTCGTCTACGGCGCCGTGTCCGGCAACGTCGAGATGCTGGAGTTCGAGGGGCGAGCGCTCGACCTGCTCGACGAGGTCACCGAGGTGATGGACGCCTCCGGACTCGGGGAGGACTGGGCCGCCATGATGGGTGGCTGGGTCACCGAGTCCCCGAGCGGCGGCCTGCACGTCCGTGTCCGCATCGACGGCGGCGACGTGCCCGGCAGCGCCAAGCTGGCGTCCCGGCTCGCCGAGGAAGACGAGTACACCGACGAGGAGCGGCAGCGGCTGCGGGAGAAACCGAATAGCCGCATCGTCCGCGTCCTGATCGAGACGCGCGGAGAGGGGGGGTACGGCCTCGTCGAGCCGTCCGGCGGCTCCGTCCACGCCTCCGGGCGCCCGTACCTGCGTAAGGCAGGCGGCCCCGGCTCCATCCCCACGCTGACCGCCGACAAGATGGACGCCATCCGCACGGTGTGCCGGATGTTCGACACCCTGCCCGTGCCCGAGGCCCCGAAGACGGCGCCTAAGCCGCAGGCTCCCCTCCCCGACGGCGGCGTCCGGCCCGGAGAGGACTACGAGGCGCGCGCCGACTGGGCGGACATCCTGCGCGGCGTCTTCCGGCCGCTCATCACCCGCGGCAGCACCACCTACTGGGGATGGGCCGACGGCGTCGGCGGCGTCAAGGCCACCACGGGCCGGGACCCGGAGAAGGACCGGTTGTACGTGTTCGCCACCGGCTCCGAGTTCCAAGCGGACGTGCCGTACTCCAAGTTCGGGGCGTACACGCTGCTGGAGCACGGCGGCAACTTCAAGTCCGCAGCCGCCGAGCTTCGCCGGAAGGGGTACGGCACCGAGCCGCCCCGCCGACGCCTGTCCTCCGTGCCCGCCCAGTCGCAGCACTTCGCCGACGGATCGTCCGCGCTCGACCCCGACCACACTCCCGACGCGGACGCAGGGTTCGAGGGCGGCCCGCAGCTGCGCTCGGTGCCGTCCCGTCCCGAGCTGGACATCACCAACGAGGCCGACGCCATCGACGGAGTCCTGCGGCTCATGGCCGACGGGAAGCTGCCCGACCTCTACAAGCGCTCGGGCGGCCCCTGCTGGGTGTACCGCGACGACAACGACGACCCTGTGGTGCAGCAGCTCGGCAGCGACAACCTGCGTGCGTACCTGGCCGACGCGGTCACGTCGTTCACGCTGAAGCGCAACCCGGTCACCGAGCAGCTGGAGGAAGAGCGGGAGCTGCTCATGCCCAAGAGCTGCTCGACGATCCTGGGCCGGAAGGACTGGCCGCTGCCCGTGCTGCGCGGCGTCGTCACGTCCCCGGTGATCCGGCCCGACGGCTCCCTGCTCGACTCCCTCGGCTACGACCGCGCTACCGGCCTGTACCTGGAGCCGCGCGTGCCGCTGCGCAGGCTCGCCCCGCAGGTGACGCGGGACAGCCTGGATCGGGCGAAAGAGATCGTTCTGCGGCAGGCCCTGGCCGACTTCCCATGGGTGGGCCCGAGCGACCGTGCGCACTACCTGGGCGCGCTGCTGACCCCGATCCTGCGTCCGTTCTTCCACGGGCCGACGCCGATGATCGTGCTCACCGCGACGGCCGCAGGGTCCGGCAAAACGCTGCTGAAGGACATATTCCGGCACTGCTACGGCATCGCCGACACGGCCTGGCCCGAGAACGACACCGAGCTACGGAAGACGATCACGACGCAGCTCTACGGCACCGGCCAGCCCGTCGTCGTACTCGACAACCTGCCGAACGGCTACGTCATCAAGTCGCCGGTCCTGTCCGCGCTGCTGACGTCCGAGGTCTGGGGCGACCGCGTGCTCGGCGCCACGTCCAAGGTCACCATGCCGAATGACCGCCTGTGGATCGTCACCGGCAACGCGCTGCGCACCGGCGGCGACAACGGCCGCCGCGTCCTGTGGGTCCGCCTGGACCCCGACTGCCCCGACCCCGACCAGCGCGACGGCTTCACCGTCGGCGACCTGCGGCCGTGGCTGCGCGCCAACGCCTCGACCCTGGTCGCCGCCCTGGTGACCCTGGTCCGCGCCTGGGTCGCCGCGGGGGCGCCGCAGGTCCGCGTCCGCAAAGGCGACTACAGCGAGTGGGCCAGCCACATGGCCGGCCTGCTCGACTTCCTCGGCGTCGAAGGATGGATGGCCGACCGCGACGAGGCCCGCGACCAGGATGACGAGCTGCTGGAGTGGGCCATGTTCCTGGAGATGTGGCGGGAGACCTACGGCGGCGAACCGCTCACCACGGGCGCGCTCATCAAGGGACTGCCCAACCACGTGCCGAGGAAGGGCGACGAGCCGCCGAGCGCCAACCAGCTCGGCATCTGGCTGAAGGCCAGGCAGGGCCGCTACTTCGGCACGCACAAGGTCGTCATGGTCGTCGACAGCCACCGCAAGCAGAACCTGTGGCGCGTCGAGGTCCACGCCGACCGCGGCACCGGCGGGCACGAATCATGACCGGCCCTTCTGCGGGGAGTGCGGGGACTTCGCGGGGAGTCCTGCGGGGACTTCACACACTCCCCGCACCGGGGCCGACCTGCACGGATGCGGGGACGCGGGGAGTTGCGGGGACCTGTCCCGCTCCCCTGTATGGCGCGTGCGTCCCGCATGCATCGCGCATCACGCATGCCGCACGTCATCACGGCGACGTTCAGTCGGCTTCCGGCATCAAGGGATTTCCCAACTCCCCGCAACTCCCCGCATCCCCGCAAAACCGCTGATCAGCGCCACACCTGGAGTTGCTGCGACTCCCCGCATGAGTCCCGCCGACTCCCCGCACTCCCCGCAACAGCCCAGCAACGAGACGAGGTGACCATGAACGCCTTCACCCCCAGGCCCTACCAGCGCGACGCCATCGCCGCGCTCCGCGCCGGATGGGCCGCCGGTCAGAACCGCCTGGCCGTCGTCCTGCCGACCGGCGCCGGCAAGACCGTCGTTTTCTCCCACCTGGCGCACCAGATGCTCGACGGCCTCGGCGGCCGCCGCGTCCTGGTGATCGCCCACCGGGAGGAGCTGATCGAGCAGGCCGCTTCCAAGCTGCTCGCCGTCGACCCGATGCTGCGGGTCGGCATCGTCAAGGCCCAGCGCGACGACCACGCCGACGCCGACGTGATCGTCGCCAGTGTCCAAACCCTGGCCGTGCCGAAGCGCCGGGAGGCCATCCGCGATATCGGCCTGATCATCGTGGACGAGTGCCACCACGCCGCCGCCCGCACCTACATGGAGGTCCTCGCCCACTTCGGCGCCTGGGACGGCGTGCCGGTGGCCGGCTTCACTGCGACCATGACCCGCGCCGACGGCGGCTTGGCCGAGGTCTGGGAGGACGTCGTGTTCCGGCTCGACATCCTCGACATGATCTCGGACGGATACCTGTGCGACGTGCGCGGCAAGCGCATCACCGTCGACACCCTCGACCTCGACAAGGTGAAGACCCGGAACGGCGACCTGGTCGACGGCCAGCTCGGCAAGGCGTTGGAGGACTCCGGCGCGCTGGACGCCATCGCCAAGGCGTACCTCGAGCACGCGGCCGGCCGACCGGGCGTCGTCTTCACCCCGACCGTGGCGACCGCCCAGGCCGCCGCCGCCGCGCTCACGGCGGTCGGCATCACAGCGGCCCCGGTGTGGGGCGACATGGGCCGCGACGAGCGGCGCGCGACGCTCGCCCGGTACGAGGCCGGCGACGTCCAGGTGCTCACCAACTGCATGGTGCTCACCGAAGGGTTCGACGCCCCCCACACCAGCTGCGTCGTCGTTGCCCGGCCGACCAAGTCGCCCGGCCTGTACGTGCAGATGGTGGGCCGGGGCCTGCGCCTGGCTCCTGGGAAGCAGGACGCACTGCTGCTCGACGTCATGGGCGCGTCCACCAAGCACAAGCTCGCGTCCATGGTCGACCTGACCGCGCGTGAGGTCGGCGAGGCCGAGGAAGGCAAGAGCCTGCGGGAGGTCGCCGAGAAGGCGGAGAAGGCGGCGGCCGCCGAGAAGCGCCGTGCCATCGCAGCCCGGATCGAAGCCGAGGAGTTCAACCTGTTCGGTTCGTCCGCGATCCGCTGGCTCCGCACGCCGGACGGCACCTGGTTCATCCGCCTGAACAGCGCCATGTTCCTGTTCCTGCAGCGCGACCCCGGGACCCGGCTGTACCGGATGCGCCGCTGGACCGAGGCGCACGGCGTGCACCCGCCCAAGGACGACATCGCCCGGCCGCTGCCGGAAGCCCTGGCGTGGCTGGAGCAGCAGGCCAAGGTCCTGGCGCCCGGCGCGTTCGTCGCCCGGCAGGCCCGCTGGCGCGCGAACCAGCCCAGCCCGAAGCAGATGGGCCTGTGCCGGCGCCTCGGGATCGCTGTTCCGCGCGGTGCGTCCGCTGGCGACGTCGCCGACCTGATCGACCAGGACCGCGTCGGCCGCGTCCTGGGCCAGCTGATCCTTCCGACCGCCGCGTAGTGGTCCGGGCCTGTCGCTATCAGGCCCGGACCTCCACCCATCACACCACGGAGGACCTGTGATCACCGAACTGTTCCGAGGGCCTGGCGGCTGGGCCGAGGGCCTGCGCCTGCTCGGCCTCGCCGATGTCGGCCTTGAGTGGGATACAGCCGCCTGCCGCACCGCTCACGCTGCCGGCCACGCCACCATCCAAACTGACGTTTCCGCCTACTCCACCGCCCCGTTCACCGGCCGCGCAACCGGGCTCATCGCCTCACCGCCCTGTCAGGCGTGGTCCCGGGCCGGGAAGCGCGGCGGCCTGGCAGACCAGCCACTCGTGCACCAGGCAACCCACGACCTCGCTTACGGCCGCGACACCCGGGCCGAGCTGCTCGCCCGCTGCAAGGATCCTCGGTCGCTGCTGGCCGCCGAGCCGATGCGCTGGCTGTACGACCTGCGGCCGGAGTGGGTGTGCATGGAGGAAGTCCCCGACGTCCTGCCGCTGTGGAAGCAGTACGCGCTGTACCTCCAGCAGTGGGGCTACAGCACGTGGGTGGGGGTACTCAACGCCGCCGACTACGGGGTGCCGCAGAAGAGGAAACGGGCGATCCTCATCGCCTCCCGCGTCCGCCCGGTCACCGCCCCGACACCGACGCACGCGAAGGACCCGGCGCACGACTTGTTTGGGGACTGTCTCCTGCCGTGGGTGTCCATGGCGGATGCCCTCGGCTGGGGCGCCACCGACCGCGTCGCGCCCACCGTCACCGCCGGCGGCGGAAAGACGGGCGGGGCCGAGCCGTTCCCGTCCCAGGCCCGCCAGGCGCTCCTCGACGCGCAGGGCCGCGGCGCCTGGGTGCTGCACACCAACCGGAACCAGCAGCCCGACGGCAGTCGGCAGACCACCGACCCGCACGCCGCGCCCGCACCCGCGTTCACCGCGAAGGCCGGCGGCCAGTGGGTGCTGAAGCGGCCGGCCACCACGGTCTGCGCCACGGACCGGATCTCGCCGCCCGGGCATCGCAACCGGGAGAAGGGCGGCGAGTCTCAGTTCGCCAGCCCCGACACCGTCCGCATCACCGTCGCCGAAGCCGCGATCCTCCAGTCGTTTCGGCCGGACTACCCGTTCCAGGGCACGAAGACGAAGCAGTTCGAACAGGTCGGCAACGCCGTCCCGCCGTTGCTGGCCGCACACATCGTGTCCGTGGCCGCCGGCATCCCCGTCCACCAGGCCGAGGAGGTAGCGGCATGAGGCGCCGTCCACCCCTCGGGGCCAGCGCGGTCTGGGAAGCCGTCATGGAGCCCGCAGGCCATCAGTGCCAGTGCGAGGGCGGCCTGTGTGGCTCCAAGCACTCCGAGACCGGCCTGCGCTGCATCCGGACCGCCAGCACCGGGCGGCTGATCGTCGCCCCCGCCGACCTGACCCTGTCGACCGTCGCGGCGGCGGCCGTGCCCGTCGAGGAGCTGCGCGCCTGGTGCGCCAGCTGCCACACGAAGGCCCGGAACCGGCAGTTGGCCAACCTGCGGGAGCTGGAGCGGCAGACCGCCGACGAACCCCTGTCCCTGTTCTGACCGCGTCGGCCGCCCCGCAGGGAGCACGGGGCGGCCTCCCACCCATCACACCACGGAGGACCACATGGACGACTTCACCTCGGAGACCACCACCCGCACCATCCACCGCTGGATCGTCCCGGCCGCCGAGCCGCAAGGCGCCGACGCTGCCGAGATCGGCAAGGCGTGGGCCGTCGCTGAGCGCGCGTACCGGGACCACTTCGGGTTCCCCGACGAGCGGCCCCTACATGGCGACGCGCTCCGGTTCCACGTCCGCGACGACGAGATCGTCATCGAGTTCGCGACCGAGGCCCGGCATAACGGCGCCGCACCGTTGCCGACCGGCTACACCGACCGGCCCGTCCCCCGCGACGTCACTGACGTCCGTGCCCAAGGAGACCTCCTGTGAAGCGTTACACCGCGAGCGACATCACCGACGACGCCTTGGACGCGCTGTACGCCAACGCCAACAAGGGCTGGCGCCGCGGCGACCGCTGGAAGGAGCGGGCCCTGGCCGCCGAGGCCGCCATCGAGCGCGTGACCTCCTGGTGCGACCAGCTCGACCAAGGCGTGCGGACCCTGACCAAGGAACCCACCGCCGAACACCCGGTGGCCGCGAACGTCCGCCAGCGGCTGGCAGCACCCGAGGAGAGCACCACCCCGTGACCTGCGAACTGTGTGACCGCGCGGCCAGCGGCTACCTGTGCACCCGGCACCAGGAGCAGCTGGCCGCGCGCCTGCGTGAACTCCCCGCCCTGTACCGCGAGGCAGCCGACTGCCTCGTCCCCCGCCGCACCGGCTGGGGCGACATCATCGCCACCAAGAGCGCGGCCGGCCCCCGCTCCCCCGTCAACGAGGACGTCATCGACACGGTGAACTGGGCCCGCGCCACCGAGGTCATCCACTCGTGGCGGGCGGACGTCCGGCGGCTGCGCTGGCCGCACCGTGGGGCCACACCGCCCGCCCGGCTGGACGCCGACTGCCGATGGCTCGCCCAGGAACTGGACTGGATCGTCGCCCAGTATCCGGCGGCTGGCGACCTCGCCCGCGAGGTTGGCGAGCTGACCAGCTCCGTCCGCTCGATCGTCGGTGACCCGGAGCCGCGACGGCAGCGGATCGGCTACTGCGTCGCGCTCGTTGGCGAGGGCGTGGTGTGTGGGGCGGTGATATCCCGGATGCCGGGCGAGACGCGGCTGAAGTGCGGGTGGTGCGGCACCGAGTACGGGCCCGAGGACTACCTGCTGCTGAAGCACTTCCAACCTGATGCGCCCTGATGCGCACGCGATACGTTCAACCGTCTGGACAATTTGTTCAGCCTATGGAACGCTGAGGAACGCAAGAAGGGCCGGGCAGCAGCTCGGGGGTTGCAGCCCCCGGCGCGCGCACCGCCCGGCCCTTCCACCGAACACCTGATCTGACCAGGAGTCGGCATGACCGATCATTTCGCGCGCCCCGAGCGCGCCGCAACCTCCCGCGAGGCTCGCGTCGCCGAGCTGCACCAGCTCGCCCGCGAGGACTACGCCAGCACCGCGCACCTCCGCAAGCAGATCCCGACCTGGCCCGTCCGGCCCGCCAGCGTCCGCCCGGCTGCCGCTCCGGCCTCCGTGCCCACCGACCTGGACGTGGCCATCTCCGTCGCCCAGGCCCTGCTCGGCAGCAACAACCCGCTGACCCTCCGCGAGGCCCTCCGCCTGCTGCTGCGCGCCCTCGGTGCCGAGCCCACCACGCGGCCGGTCGCCGACGAGATGCCGCCGCCCCCGGTCCGCGCCATCCCCGACGGCCTCGGCTGCGGTGCTGTCTCCGTCACCCGCATCGAGGGTTACAGCCCCCGCGACGGGAAGACGCACGGCAGCCTCGACGTCGCGGTCTACGCCTGCGCCGAGCACGCCCACGAGGCCCGCACCCAGTGGCTCGCCGGATTCACCACCCATAGCAGCCCGTCCCACATGGCCCACTGCGGGCACCGCTACGACTACCGGCTGCCGGGCGGTGGCCAGTGAGCACCCGCACCCTCACCACCGGGCAGCGCGTCATCCTCGGCGCCGCGGCCGCCGTCATGGTCGCCGTCGGCACCGCCGGAGCGATCGGCACCTACAGCAACGCGCTCGCCGAGTTCTACCGGCAGGCCACCGCCGCCGGCGTCGTCGCCGCCGGCGAGGGCCTGACCCTGATCCTCGCCCTCACCATGGTCGGCCTGACCCTGCTCGGCCAGTCCGCCCCCGTCTGGGTGCGTGTCGGCCTGTGGCTGGCCCCGCTCGCCGCCTGCGGCACCGGCCTCGCCCTCGCCGACAACCCCACCGAGGCGGTCGTCTACGCGACGATGCCGCTCGGCATGTCCGGCGCCGCCGAGGGCCTCGGCCTGATCGCCCGCCGGATCGTCATCTACAGCACCGGCGTGGACGCCGAGGCCCAGCGTCGCACCGCGCACGCCGTGCAGCAGCTGGCGTACCACCAGGCCGCCGCCGAGCGGCACCCTGACGAGGAGACCCGCGAGGAAGCGTTGCGGAAGTCGTGGAAGCTGGCCAAGAAGGTCGGCATCGGCGACCAGGTCCTCGGCGCCGCCCTGGTCGACGTCCAGCGCGAGCGCATCACCGGCGGAGCGGATGCGGCCCTGGCCGGCATGTAC